AAAGGGAGCTGACTGTAAATCAGCCGTCTTATGACTTCGAAGGTTCGAGTCCTTCTTCCCCCACCATCGCAAAATTAAGTGATTGAATTCACTTAGTTTCCGCCTCTGGCGCCCTCACTTCTCCCGTAGGTGAGGGAATAGACGTTCCGCTTTCGTCCAACATCGTGATTGCTTGCGCCGCCAACCGGACGCGCTCGGCCTCTCGGGTATAAACCTCGGCCTGGCCGATCGTGAGCCAGCCGAAAATCGCCATAAGCTGATGCACCGTCGCGCCGTTCTCGGCGGCGATCGTGGCGGCGATCTTGCGGACGCCGTGCGCGCTTTTCTTTATGCCGGCGGCTCGAGCTGCCGCGGAAAATTCGTTGCCGAAAGCCTCCTTCACGAACGGTTCGCCGCGGGCGCCGCAGATCCATGCAAGGTCGCCGGTCGGGCCGGCGTCCAGCGTCCTTTGCAGGACCGGCAGAACGGGCAGCGTTACGGTAATGGTTTCTCCGCCCTTCTCGGTCTTGATCGACGCAACGCCGTTGCGAACGTGCTGGCGGCCGATCCTGGCGAGGTCGCCGCGGCGCAAGCCGGTATAAAGGATGACGTCCAGCCAAACCCGCTGGCGGGTGCCGATCGGGAATTTTCGCTGATAGGCTTCGACGTCCTGGCGCGTCCAGGCTGGAAAGCCGCCGCCCTTTTTCCGCTTCGCGGCTTTGGCGCCCGCGGTTGGGTCAACGGTGACGTGTTCGCGCTCGAGGGCCCAACGGAACAGCCCTTTCATGGTGTCCAGGAAGTTGCGCGCCGCGGATGGCGTTTTTGATCGCCGATCGAGGCCGGCGAGAATGTGCTTCCTGTTAATCGCGGCGTATGGTTTGGCGCCGGCGTCCTTCAAGACGTGCAACATGATGTTTTCGCGCTGGCGCCGCGTCGCAGACTTTAGGATCGACCAGGCGCCGGTTTGCCGGTAGCTGTCCCAAAGCCATTGCAGGGACGCAACGGACGGCGCGCGCGGGCTGTGGGGGCGCTCGCCGCTGATTGCCGCGTCGTACTCGGTCTTGAATTCCGGAGTCCCGTAGGCCGCTCTAATGCGCGTCCTGGGGCCCTTCCCAATGCGGACATACCAGACGGCTTTGCCGTGCTGGGTAATCTGGCGGTGCAAATGTGGCAGGCGAGGGCGCGGCATGTCGACCATTACAGAACGATATCCTCGCCGGGTGCAAGCTCGGCCTTAGCTCTGGCCGGCGCCTCTTCCGGAACTAGGCCGATCGCAATGCTACCATCGGCCCGAATGGTGATGTCTGACGCGCCGGCCTTCTTCGCGGCGCGGATCGCGCGCGAAACGTCGGCTTGCGTGAATTTTGCTTGTCGGCGGCTCATGGCGTCACCGTAGCGGGTTGCTGTGCGGCCATTCCGGAATTCTCCTTTTTCTCGGTGTGATCGGCTCCGGATCGTCGCCGAAACAAGCTCGCTTAATTCCGCAGACTGAGCAAACCGCGTAACATTGCGGACCGCCCGGCCTAAGTGGGCCGGGCTTGCTGCAATCGTCGCAAACGGGTGGGTTCACTCGGCCGCCTGCATCAGCGGGGGCGCCGCGCGCTGCTTCACCTTCAAGCCCGAATTGCCTGGCAACGCGCGATTTAGTGCCAGATTGTCGATTGCTCGGTTGTACTGCGTGACGATCAAATCCGTCCGCAGCCAAAGCAGCGCGTTTTCGTCGCGTAGCTGTTTAACCGCCGTCTGTAGGGCGGCAATCTGCTGATCCTGCCGGTTGCTGATCGAGGTCAGCCCGTTAGCCGTCGCCTTTAGTGCGGCTATCTCGGCGCTGTCGACGGCGCCGGGCTCTGCCGCGGCTCGCAAGTTTCCGTATCTCTGCCGGCGAATGCTGCTGACGGTCGCGGATGATACCTTGAGCCGTTCGGCAACGGTGTGATCGTCGTCGTTGCCTTTGTAGCGGCAAAGCGTGCCTTTTCCGTCCGGCCCGGTTTCGATGATTTCAATCAGGCTTTTCAGGGCCTCGTGAACTTCGATGACGTCAACGTGGGTCGCGCGGTCGTTCTGTTTTTTTGACATTGCTAAAAGCCTTTGAATTTTTGGGTTGGTCGGGACGCGGTACGCTGTGGCGACGCCTTCGCGAACCCGCGGCTCGCGATCGGCTGTCGTTTCGTGGGCTGTAGGCCGAAATTTTTCTTCAACACCGCGTCGGCCTTCCTCATGCGCGGGTTGTCCTGGGTGTGCGTCTTGACGTCGGCGCAGTTCGAGCAATGGACCTTGCAATTCGCTAGGGTCGGCTCGCCGCCAAGCCCGTCCGCCTGGTCGTGCTCGTAAATGATGCCGGTCCGCGGGCTGATCTGGATCCCGCAGCCTTCGCATTGCGGAACGCCCGGGATGTTGTCGACGCCTTCGGGCGCGCGCTGGCAGCAACGCGCGAAAGCCTTCTTCCGGACGCTCTGGGGGAATTCGGTCCGCTTCTCTCCGCGCAAGCTCACGCCTCGGCCTCATGGTCGAACTGTTCGAGGTAGCGGGCGCCGGCCGGCGTCAGATAGATTTCGCCGAAAAGCATGACGGCAAAGCCGGCAAGTAAGGCGCTGACGTGCGGGCCTAGAAAGGCGGTCGCCTCATAGGTGGCGCGCTGAAACTGCATCATGCGGCGGCCTCGCCGCGGCTCTGCTCGTTGCGCCACACAACGGCGTGCTCCGCGCCGAAAGCAAAAATCAGTTCGATAAGGTCGGATGCTTCGGCAATCGAGAGGTCGGAGGACGAGCCTCCAAAGCTTACAAAGCCGGTCCCGTCCAGGTTCGGGACGGCGGAATATTCCCGCTCGAGGGCGTCCAGGAACAATAGTTTCCAGTTCTCTTTGGTGAGCGCGCGGCCGTGCCATCTGAGCTGCGCCGAAAGGTCCGCCAGCATCGCCCACACGCGTTCGTTTTGCTCAAGTGTCCGCTGCTCGCCCTTGAATTCGAACCGGGCGCCGATCGGCGCGCGATTTATCCAGTAGTGCGCGCGGGTGCGATCTTCGGCGGTGTTGATTGTGATGGTGGTTCGTTTCTTCATGCGGCCATCGCCTCGCCGCGCCGGCGGATCTCGGCCACAACCTCGTCAAGCTCGGCGTTGAACCGGTCGACTTCGGTAGCGATTTTCTGAATGTAGAGCTCGTCACGCTGAACCTTCTTCCGGAAAAGCGGCATCCCGGGCCAATAGACGGCGATTTCCCACCACTGGCGTTTGCTGACCCAAAGCGTTCCCTGCACCTGGGCCTTATGCTCCGGCGGGAATTCGTCCTTTAGGATCAACTCGGCCAAAAGGTGCGGAAGCTTGGTTTTGATTTCGGCGCCGCCGTCCGCACCTATCAGGCTGTCCGGGCTCGCGCCGGTGCGGCCGTTCCGGATGAAGCCAACGCGCTCGAGCTGCGCGCCGGTCTGGAAGGCGTAAAGGTCGCGGGCCTCGGGCTCGAATTCGTGGCCGCGCTCGGTGTGCTTGTTCGAAAAGCCTTCCATCGGCTTGCCGGTGATGATCTCGCCGGCGAGCTGCATCATGTAGGTTCGCCGGGTGAGGCTCTTTCCGCCGTCCCGGCCCTTCGCCATGACGGTAGCGAATTGCGAGGCGGTCGGGATGCCGCGCCGGGCCTCGAACCATTCGGGGGAGTTCTGTTCGATGTCGGTAAAAATCTGCATTGCTTATTTCCCGGTGAGCATTTGGAGGTACATATTGGCGGCGAGGGCGAGGCCGGCCGCGCAACCAAGCCAAAACAAAAGGTTTCGAAGCACGCGCTGCCCTCAGTAGTTGATTGAAACGTGAGGGATGGCGCCGCGGTCGATGGCTTCAAGGATCGCCGCGGCGCTAGCCGGCAGGGGCTCTAGGGCGGCGATGATTTCGGCGTGAACCTTCGCCCGGTGGCGCTTATTTTCTTGCCGCTTGCGCTCGGCGGCTTCCTCGGCGGCCTTCTGTGCGGCGGCGCGCTGGCGGTCCCGTTCGAGTGTGGCGGCAACTGCGGCCTGCACGTCGCGCTCGGCCTGTTCTTCGCGCTTGCGCTGCCACTCTGCGATGCGCTCGGCTTCGGCGGCGGCGCGGGCGGCCTTCTGCTCGGCCTCCTGGCGGGCCTGCTCTGCGGCCTGGGCGGCGGCCGCGGCGAGGCGGTCGGCCTCTTCGCGCTCCGCCCTCAACCGGCGCAGTTCGATTAGCTCGGCCTGGTCGCGCTCGTGCTGCTCGGCGGTGGCAAGCATGATTTCGAGCATTGCCAAAGCCTCCTTTGCAGCGACGTCGGCGCGCTCCCTGAATTCCTCCCAATCAATGGACGAATAAGCGGCAACGAACTGGATCCGATCGCGGATCACGTCGACGCCTGGCGCTATCGCGTCGAATTTGACGCTCTCGATGATCGAAACTAGGAACGCTTCGCGTTTTTCAACGCGGGCCTTTTCGGCCTCTTCCCATGCGGTGAGCGGTCCGCGAACCTCTTCGTTCAAGGCGTCCAGCCGATCGCGGATCGTCTTGCGCTCCTTGTCGACGGCGGCAGACTTCGCCTTGAAACCGGCAACGTGGTCCTTGCCGATTTCGTCCAGCGTGGTTTTGCTGCGCGCGATCTTGTAGGCGATCGACTTCACGCGCTTGCGGCCGTCCTCGGTGGTGATGTCGAAAACCTCGGCGCGAACTTGCTTCTCGATCGCGGAAACGATCGTTTCGGCGCTACCGGTGCCGAAAATGCTATCGGCAGACAGAACGACGCCGGCGGCGGGCTCCAAAATTGCTTCCATCGTTACAAGTGCGTTCATGGCTCAAGCCTTCTTGAATTGCGCGATTGCGTTGACGCTGGCGCCGTAGTGCTGCGCCGGCAGTTCCTCGAGCCGCTGCTTTCGGCCGGCAAACATGCCTCTGCTGGCCGCCCATTGCAGAAAGGCGGTTGTGGCGGCGCCCTTCTCTTCGAGGGCCTGGCGGATGAAATCGACCTGTGCTTGCGTGATCGAACCGGCCGGCGGCGTGTAAGCCTCGGGCTCGGCTTCCTGCTCGCTGCTCTGTCCGTCGTCGTCATTCGACGCGGCGAGGCCAAGCGCGGCCTTTAGCGTGTACCGCTGCAAATAGGTGACGGTCGAGCCGATCTGTTGAATGTGGTTCTTGTTGCCGCTGTCGTCGCGGCCGGCGGACAGTTCGGTTTCCTCAAAATGCCCATCGCGGTGAGACAGAACGCAAGTAACCTTGACCGGGTGGTTAACCTCGGACGAAACGCGGAAGCGGTAGGACAGGCCGAACTTACTCAAGATCGGGTCGACCGTGCGCGCAATTTCGGCCAAGTCCTCATGGCGGTAGTCGGTCGACGTCGCGCCGGCCTTCCGGCTGTCGAAGTGAACGCGGCGGTTTTTCCGGATGACCGGGATTTCCGCCTTTGCATCGGCCATAGCGTTATCAAACGCCTTGCGCGCGGCCATGCCTTCTAGCTCTTTGAAGAGCGCGACGGCCTCGCGGTACATTTCGACGTTGCCGCTTTTCAGCGCGCTTTGAACGATGTCGACATTGGAGGCGACGGCAACCGCTCGGTTGCGGCGCGGCTCGGGGGTCATTTCAACGACGGCAGACATTAGGCGGGCTCCTTCATGGCGTTTAGTTCGATGGCGAGGGCGGCGGTTTCGCAGCGGTCAATTGCCTGGTCGACAATCCGCAGCGCAGCGCGGAGATTTGCGCGCGCGGTGCGAAGCTCCTGGAGGCTCGCCGGCTCGGCCGGCGGGAGATTGTGGGCGAGGCCGTCCGCGTCGTCGCGAAGCCAAGTCGCGTATAATTCCGCGCGGGTCTGCTTGTGCGTTTTCATCGGCGGTTCTTCCTCTTCGGCTTCGGGTGGATGGTGGGCAGTTCGCCGCGCAAAACCGGGTATTCCGGGCCCCAGATGCGAAGGCGCTCTTTTGCCGCGGTTTCGCGGTCGCGATGCTCGATGCGCTTAACCAGGTCTTTCGCTTTGATCTGGCCGGCCTCGAACATTCGAAGCCACGGCATCAGGGCCCAATCGAACCGCGCGTTCGCGACGGCGGCGCGCGCGGATCGCGGCAAGCGGTCGAAATAGTCCAGCGTCCGCTTTTCGACGGCGCCGCCGGTGACAGAATTCCCGCTCATGCGCCGGATCCGATCGCAGCCCAAACCGCGACCGCTCCGATAAAGAGGGCGATCGAAACGAGGTCGCCGCACATTTCGGAAAGGTCATCCAGATTGACGAGGCGCGGCTGCTCGAAAACGCTCCCGGTCGTGTCGCAGGCGCGGCACTCCTGCCAATTGCCCCTGTAGGTTTCCCAACCGCGATCGCCGTTGCACTCCGGGCAAGCCTGCTCAATCTCGGTTTCGCTGTAGGGGTCCGCGTCGTCGTCGCCCTGGCAGATGAAGCAAGCGAACGGCTCGCCGGGGCAGTTCACGACGCCGCCGGGAACGTCGCGGCGGTCGCAGCAATCGCAATTTCCAATCGCCATCGCTGTTACTCCGCGGCCTGGGCCATGACGCGCGAAACCTTCGCCTCATCGAAGGCGTAGGACGTGGCTTCGCTGATTTCGCCGGCGGCCATCATGTCGGCCACCACCATTGCGGCGACGCGGGCGGCTTCGGTGGTGGTGCGGTCGAATTCGCGCTTGGCGGCGTCGCGGACGCGATCCCAGCGCGGAACGCCCTTGAACTCGCGGGCGGTCGCCATGCGCTCGTTGAAAATCGCGATCTGCGCGGCGGCGAGGTCGTTAAACCATTCGCTCGCTACGGCCTCGGCGCGCTCCTGGCGCTCGGCATATTCGGAAGGGCTTTCGTCGTGGCGGCGGTTGAAGGACATTGCCGTGTTTCCCCATCGGCGTTTCGATGGCGAAACAATATAACAACTTGTTATGAAGTAAAGAGGTTGAGGCCCAGAAAAATAACAGAACGTTATATTTAGAAAGTTATTCTGTG